AACTTGCGCTGGAGAAAAATAACATCATCAATCCCAACGTACGGCTTAAGTTCCTCACCCTTCCGTCCAGCCGTATAGGTCATACGAAAATCTTCAGCAAGCACTTTGGCCACAGTAACCTGGTTGAAGGAACCTATAACCTCATCACTGGCACAACACAGGTTATCATCACCCTGTGTAGCAGCGGAACAATTGTCCCAAAAGTCATAGTTTCCAGTGAGCTTGATGTAAGCATAAACAAGACAGCTCATCGAAACCATGGAATTGATAAAACCCGTAAGAAAATGGCCGCTTGGTAATGACTTCTGCCACTCAATAACATGAGTGGACATAGCTCCTTCACCAACCACATGGCGGCTCTTTACGAGATCCAAAAACAAGATGGTGCGGATTTTGCAGTCTTCATCAGTGGCACCACGGTAGTGATACCACGAATTGATGAACTGTAGACAAGCCCACAGCATCTGGGGTTGCTCAGAAGAATCAAAGCCCTTGAAGTCGCCGTCCCAGACCTTATTTCCAGGACGCAAGATAAAGTTATGAAGCCATTCCCAGTCGGCATATGGGTTGATACCAGTGCACATACCATGCTCACGGTACTTTGAAAGTGCAGCCGCAACGATCTCCCCAAAATACATCCTGCACAACACGTAATAATGTATTGAAGTGCCGGAAATGTATCTCGCAGCCTTACCTGGAGCTCTGACTTCATCTTTAAGAAAGCCGCGGACAACGAACCACGGACGTTTGCCTGCACGCAACAACCCCTGCAAGTTTTCAATTTCATGTTTAAATTTTTGAAACTTGGGTCCTTCGACGTCGTAATCCTCACCATTACCAACAATGAAGGTCTTGTCTTTATGTTCAACACATAACGGTAGACCTACTGAGGTCTTGCGGGGAATAGATGCAACGCCAGAACGCCCAACAACAGCCTCCTCAATTGACCAAACATCTCCACGACAAGCTGTGCTGCATGAAGAAAATGGCCGCATAGCAACAAACACAGCACTATTGAAAGTCTCTGTGTTGATTGCCATAGGAGGA